GATAAAAAGGATTTCAGTTATTTTTTTGACGAGACCAAAGCGGAGAAAATATGTGCTTTCGCTGAACTTATGCCGCATGTCAAAGGCCGGTGGGACACGGAAAATATCCAGCTTGAACCTTGGCAGGTTTTTATTCTTACAACCGTTTTTGGTTGGGTGAGAGCTTCCGGATTCAGACGGTTTAAAACAGTATACATCGAGGTTCCGAGAAAGAATGCGAAAAGCACACTGTCAAGTATTGTCGGGTTGTTTGCTTTAGTTGCAGATGACGAACCGGGCGCAGAGGTTTACAGCGCAGCCACAACAAGGGATCAGGCAAAAATTGTGTGGAACGATGCAAAAAAAATGGTTCAACGTGAAAAGCATTTCAATGAAACATTTGGCGTTGAATTATTTGCACACTCAATTATTCAGGAGTCCACAGGCAGTTTGTTTAAACCGTTATCAAGAGATCAGGGCGGGAACCTTGACGGCTTGAACGTGCATTGCGGGATTATAGATGAACTTCACGCACACAAGACAAGAGACGTTTTTGATGCAATAGAGTCAGGCACTGGCGCACGGGCGCAGCCTTTAATCTGGAACATAACGACTGCGGGGTTTAACCGGTCTGGGATCTGCTACGAACAAAGAAAATACTTAACCAAAATACTCAAACAATCTGTCGAGGATGACTCTTATTTTGGCATTATATACAGCGTAGACAATAACGATGATTGGACAAACCCCGCAACCTGGCAAAAAGCAAATCCAAACTGGGGCGTCTCTGTTAATCCGGAAGATATTCAACGGAAAGCACGTAAAGCCATGCAGATGTCATCAGCGCAAAACAATTTTATGACGAAGCATTTAAATTTTTGGGTCAATGCTGATGTTGCCTGGATGAACATGGTTGATTGGGATAAATGCGGAGACCCTTCACTTGATATTGAAAGTTTTGCAGGGTGCGAGTGTTATGTTGCGGTCGACCTTGCTTCCAAAAAAGACATTGCGTCACTTGCCATTGTCTTTCTTAAAGACGGAAAAACGTATTGCTTTGTCAATAACTACATCCCAGAACAAGCCGTTGAAGACAGCATAAACAGTCAATATTACGGATGGGCTGAAGACGGCCACTTCGTTGTGACTCCTGGTCTGACAACCAAATACGACAAAATAGAAGATGACATCAAGGAACTGGTTGGAAAATTCATCATCAAGCAGCTTGCTTTCGATCCATGGCAAGCCATGTATCTCACACAGCGACTTGAAAGTGAAAACATTGAAATGGTTGAAGTCCGGCAGACAGTGGCAAACATGAGCGAACCGATGAAGCACCTTGAAGCATTGGTGATGTCTGGTGAGCTTGTGCATACCGGATGCCCTGTTCTGACATGGATGGTGTCAAATGTTGTTGCTCATACGGATGCAAAAGACAATATCTACCCCAGAAAAGAACTGCCAGAAAACAAAATTGACGGCGTTGTTGCTATTATCATGGCGTTAAACAGGGTCTTGTCAAATGTTTCAACGGAAAACGTCTATAACGAAAGGGGCGTTATAAGCATATGACTGCAAAGAAAATATTGCTTGATGTTGCAGGGCTTACAGGCCTTGGGATGCTGGCATATGGACTGTGGCTTGTTGCGCCATGTGTAATGTTTATAGTGATTGGCGGTCTTGTTCTGGCTTACTCTGTCATTACTTCCATGAGGTAGGCGATTATGATTCTTGATTTATTACGACCAAAATCAGCGATTACAACATCAAGTGAACTGTACAAAGCGATTAGAGCCGCTACCGTGCAGTCAGACAGTGGGGAGAGCGTCACGGTTACTTCTGCCATGAGAACAACGGCTGTATATGCCTGCGTTCAGGTTATTGCCGAGTCTTTAGCACAACTGCCTTTAATTTTATATGAGCGCCTCGATGTCGGAAAGAAGAAAGCAGACAATACATTGTTACACTATCTTTTGCATGATGCGCCGAATGAATTCCAAACATCGTTTGAGTGGAGAGTGACAAAAACCATGCATCTTCTTTTGTACGGTTCCGGATATTCTTTTATCGTTCGGTCTCCGACAACAGGAAAGGTGCTTGAGCTTCTTCCTGTTCACCCAAACAATATAAAGCCAAGACAAGAAAAGAACTACAGCATTGTTTATGAATATACAGACGCAGAAGGAAGAAAGCAGGACGTTTCATCTGATAAGATTTTCAGGGTGATGGGGCTTTCGCTTGATGGGTTCACGGGCATATCACCCATTGAATACCACAGGCAGACCATAGGAACTGCCCTTGCAACGAACAAACACAGTGCGTTGAACTTTAAAAACGGAGTCCGGTTTTCAGGGGTGCTTGAGATGCCTGCAAGGTTAAAAGATGAAGACACAGCTAAAAGAGTTCGTGAGTCTTTTCAGGATGCGTTTGGCGGTGAGAATTCATGGGGTGTTCCGCTTTTAGAAGACGGCATGACGTGGAAGTCTGTGTCAATGAACAATAAAGACCTTCAATATATCGAGCAGAAACAGTTCAACGTTGAAGATATTGCAAGAATATTCAGGGTTCCTTTGCATAAAATACAGCACTTATTGAGAGCCACGAATAATAATATTGAACATCAGGGGCTTGAGTTTGTTGTTGATACCATGATGCCTCACTTTAAGCGGTGGGAACAGTCGATAACAAGAGACCTTTTGACCTCTGAAGAAAAGAAAAAATACTTTGCAGAGTTCCTTGTTGACGGCCTGATGCGTGGCGATGCGAAATCAAGGGCTGAGTTTTACAATAAAGCGGTTGGAAGGCCATGGATGTCGGGCAACGAAGCAAGAATAAAAGAAAACATGAATCCCATTGATGGGCTTGACGATGTTGTCTTGCCACTCAATATGGACGGGGGGAAAGAAGATGATATCAACAGTCAGGAATAGAACAAAGGAAGCTGCACGGTCAGTTGCAGCGTATTGGAACAAGGATATCAACAATAAAGACTGGTTTGTCATATACAACCAAGCCGATCAGACAGAAATTCTCATTTATGACGTTATCGGGTGGCCGTTTATTGAAGCATCCGCCTTTATCAAAGAACTGTCAAACATCAAGTCTAAAGACATCCTTGTGCGAATTAATTCTCCAGGTGGAGATGTCTTTGACGGCACGGCGATTTATAATGCTTTGTCGGATCATCCTGCAAAGATAACCACAAGAATTGAAGGTGTTGCTGCAAGCATGGCCGGTGTCATTGCCCTTGCGGGAGATGCAAGACAGATCGCTAAAAACGCTTTTTATATGATCCACAGCCCATGGACGATTGCGATAGGAAGCGCAAAGGATATCAAAGCGTCTTTGTCTGTTCTTGAAAAAGTGGAATCATCTTTATCGGAGATTTACGTTGAAAAGTCAGGGCAAAAAGAAGAAACGATCCGTGAATGGATGGACGCTGAGACATGGTGGAGAGGCGAAGAAGCCAAATCAGACGGATTTATGGATGCAGTTACAGGAGAATCGAAAACAACAGCCAAGTTCGATCTGTCTATTTATAGCAATATACCAAAAGGCGCTGTTGAGCCTACAAGAAGGGATATTGAACGTGTGCTTACGCAGGACGCTAAGCTGTCACGGTCTCAGGCAAGGGATATTTTAAATCATGGGTTTAATGAAGCTATGCAGGACGCTGGCATGATAAACGAGAGTCTAAAAAATTTGATTGGAACAATGAAAATTTGAAGGAGAATAAAAATGCCGGAAGATTTAAAAAAAACGATAGAAGAATTGGGAAAAGCCTTTGAGGCGTTTAAAACAGAAAACGACAAAAAGATCGAGGCACTTACCAAAAATGGCCATGTGCCTGCTGATGTGCAGGAAAAAGTTGATAAAATCAATGCAGACCTTACCGAGCTTGCAAACCAAAAAGACCGGCTTGACAAGCTTGAAGCCATGGTTGCCCGTGGAGAATTCCCAACCGGAGGGAACCATCAGGCAGACAAGGCAAAAGAAGAATATAAAAACGCCTTTATGTCTTATATCAGAAGCGGCGATGAGGCTACACTCAAGGCGGTTAAGGTTAATGCTGCATTGAAAACTCAGGTTGATGAAGACGGTGGATATCTTGCCCCTGAAGAACTGGATGCAAACATTACCCGTGTGCTTGGAACCATATCAGTCATGCGTTCCATTGCAAGGGTTCAGCCGGTTGGTGCTGCAACATTGAAGAAACTCGTCAATGTGGGCGGGACTACTTCAGGGTGGGTCGGAGAAGAAACAGCAATCACAGAAACAAACACCCCTCAGTTTAAACTGTTGGAATTCCCTGTCAAAACGATATATGCCGAGCCGCAGGTGACACAGACAATGCTTGAAGACGGCTTTCTGGATGTGGGCGCATTGCTTGAAACAGAGATCGCAACAGAGATTGCAGAAGAAGAAGGGACGGCTTTTCTTACCGGAAACACACCAACGAAGCCCAGAGGTCTTCTGGCTTATACCATGGTTGCCAATGCGAGCTATGCATGGGGCAACATCGGATATATTGCTTCAGGTGCAGCCGGAGCATTCGCCGCAAGCAACCCATCAGACAAGCTCATTGATCTTGTTCATGCCTTAAAGTCCGGGTACAGGGGTAATGCCCGATGGTTGATGAACGATCTCACCATGGCTGAAATACGTCAGTTCAAAGATGCCGACGGCAATTACATCTGGAAACCCGGCCTGATCGAAGGCGCACCAAACACGCTGCTTGGCAAGCCTGTCTCTATTGATGACAAT